CAAATGAGGAAAAGGAGGGAAGTTTACATTCGGGTCGGTTTGGATTCGGAAGGATGCGGATGATGATGTCCCAAAGATGATAAGGTCGTTTGTCCAGTTAATTCACAAAAAAGCCCCTTTTTTGCACAAAAGGGTCGGTGAATTGATAAGCCGAATCGTGTGGATAAGTTTATTATCGTTTGTCGGATGTCCGTCGGACAAATGATACTATCTTTGATTCATCAAAACGGATCAGTCATGAAAACATTCGAAAACGCCATTTATATCCGGGTCTCCACAAAGGAGCAGGGTGCTTCCGGTCATGGTCTCAATGCCCAAAGGACGGAGGTCCAGTCCCGGGGGTTTGTTGGTCGTGAATTCCTCGAAGTTGAATCCGGTCGGAAGGATGATCGGAAGGTCCTCCGTGAGGCCATCGATTTCGTCCGTGCTTCCGGTGGGAAGTTGATCGTGTCTAAACTGGATCGTTTGTCCCGGAGCGTGAAGATGCTTTTCGAGTTGAGGGATGCGATGATCCGGGATGGTGTGGAGGTCGTTGCTTTGAATCTCCCCAATTTTGATACCTTGTCCGTGGGGATTTATGCGGTCATGGGACAACATGAGGCGGAGTTAATTGCGGAGCGGACGAAGAAGGGTCTCGATGAGGCGAAGAAGAAAAGAGGGGAGTGGAGGACGGGAGGGTTCTCTTCCGAATGTCGTGAGCGGTCTTTGAATGCTCGTCGTGAGAAGGCCCAAACGAATGAGAATCTCATCCGGGCGAAGGGCATGATATCCGCACTAAGAAGCCGTGGGGCCTCTTTTTATGCGATTTCCCGGGCTTTGAATGATTCGGGGATGAAGACATCCCGGGGGGCCATGTTTACTCCGATGGCCGTGTCCCGGATCGTGGCCGTGGCGTGATCTTCAAGCGGTCATAAGGGCCGGAGCCTTGATGGGTCCCGGTATCTTCCCGGGCCGGATCCTTTGAGGGCCGGGTTCGTGGTGTAGTGCCTTTGCTTTTCCGGGTCGGGATGTCCTCCGAATCGTTCCTCGAATTCAGCCTTTCCGATGAAGTCGTCATAAAATTGAGCATTCCACAAATACTTTTCCATCGGGGGAGGTTCCGGAAGGAGGGGTTTTTTGGGGGCGTTGTAGGGAAGTTGCCGGATCATTCGCACTCGTCCCGGGTCCAAAAAGAGGGGGCGTTCTTGTCGTACTCCGATGCTTTGCTCCAAGTTCAAATAAAAGTCCTCGATGATATCCAGTTCGTCCAAGAGGTCCTCACATGATGTCCAGTCCTTCGGGTGGGGATAGTATTTGAGGCCTCCGATGATGATGTCGCAAAGTTCCCCGATGGTGGGCCGGTGGTTTTGAACGAAGGCTCGGAGATCAGCCAAGTTCCGGATCTCGATCGTTTTGGATTTCGTTGGGATCATTTCTTTGGATGTTGATGGTGAAGGGTTGGAAGGAGGATTCTCGTTCCTCGACGATCTCGATGGATCGATAGGTCGGGAGGACATATTTCGCCATATCGATAACGATCCGGAGCCGATCCCTTCCGGACAAAGAGCGGAGGTCTTCGTGAAGTTGGGGGAGGTTGTGGCCGATCAAGTTGGCGAAGTTTTCCCGGATTTCTCGGTTCAGTTCATGGATTCCAGTCGTGGTCTTCTTTGAGGTCATGGTTCGAGCATTTTGGGGAGATGTCGTTTTTGGGGTGGAGTTCTTCACTTCGGGGGCTTTTCAAAGTGAAGAATGTTTTCTTCGTTTGGAGGCCGTGGAGGGGGTTTTTGATGTGGAGTTCTTCACTTCGGGATTTTCAAAGTGAAGAATGTTTTTCTCGCTTTTTGATATCATGGAGGCCGTTTTTCTCGGGTGTTCATCACTTTCACCGGATTTTTTTCCTATGTCGTCCGTGAAGCCCTTCCTTAGTCCCTTTTGATTCTTCGAAGTGATGATAAACTTTTTTAGTGATGAAAGTGAAGAAAAGGGGAAAAGGTTGGGTTTTTGGTATCGTGAGGGCCGTTTTTTATTCTTCACTTGCGACCTCTTCGAAGTGATGCAAAGTGAAGAAGTGAAGAATCGGGGAAGAAGTGATGAAAGTGAAGAATCGGGGAAGAAGTGATGAAAGTGAAGAAGAATTCCGTGGGGCATTTTAAGGCGTTGTGAGGCCTTCATTCTTTTCGGTGGGGCGTGTGTATGCCTTCCCCATCCCGGATTGATTGTGGGGCATTTGGTGGGGTCGTGGGATGATTACTGGATGAATCCCTTCGATGCCATTTGATCAGCCATTTCCATCCATTCCGGACGAAGATGGATCCTCCATCCCCTTTGCCGGGAGGCGATCATGAATCGGGGATTCGGACGGGAAGCGAAGCATTGCTCAAATTTCATCCGTTTCATTTGCTCTCCGATTTTCTTCGTGGAAAGTTGGAAGCGGTTCCCGATTTCCCCTTCCCTTTTGATGAAGGAGGTGGAGCATACTTCTCCCGGGAATTGTCGGTCAAATTCCTCTTTTCCAAGTTCCCGAAGGTGTTCGTCCAGTTCTTCCGGGAGATAGAACATTTGGGAGATGATGTCCTTCTCGATGGATGTCTCCTCGAATCGTTCCCGGCCATATTCTTCGAGCCGATCGATGTCATCCCGGGTCAAAAAGAATTCGGACGGGTTTTCTTTCCAAAGGCGAAAAAGTTCGATCCAAAGTCCGGTCCGGTCGATTTTGTCCATTTTGGCGAAGTCGATCCCGGTGATGTGAACTGGAAGGATCCTTCGGTTCCCGGTCGGATCGTTGAGGATGTGTTCGTCGTTTGTGGTTCCGCAAAAGACGGAGAGCCGAGTGAGGTCTTCCGATACTCGGTCGTAAGGTTTGCGGATCGAGACGATTTGTTTGGAGAGGATCTCTTTGAAAAGTTTGGCCTCCTTCTTCGATTTTCCTCCGAATTCGTCGTCGCAAATGATCAGTTTTTTCGTCATGAGGAGATAAGAATCCTTTCCCGGGTCGAATTTGTCTTCGCAATAGTAACGACGGAGATCAACGGGAAGGAGTTCCCGAAAGAATCGGGTCTTTCCGATGTTTTGTTTTCCGCAAAGGACCAAACAAAGGACGGAGTGGGTTCCCATCATGGAGCCGATGATTCCAAGAAGCCATTTTCGGATCATGATTCTCCCGAATTCGATGTCTCCTTCCCGGTCGTTTTTGATGCGGACGGAGGAAAGGAATTCGTCCAGTATTCCTCTTTGGTTGGGGTGCATTTCGTTCCCTTCCAAAAATTCTTTGAAGGGGTCGTACGAAGGGACATAGTTCGAATGCATGATCGAAAACACTAAGTCGGAAGGAGCGTCCGATTTTCCGAATTCTTTCTTTGCTTGAATCGAGATCGTTTGGTTTTGCTTGTTGCTTACTTCTTCCCCATCGATTTCCAAGTGCCGGGTCCGGATGTTGAATTTGAGGGGATATGAATTCACGAAGTCGATCAAAGCCTCGACGGATCCCTTCTCCTTATCCGTTTGTCTTTCAATGAGTTCTTTTGGGGCTTTCATCACCTTATCGACATAAGGAAGGACGACATCCTCCGGGAGTTGGTCGATCTCCGTGAGGATGCGGATGATCCCTTTTTTGGCGATGTCTTCGGTGGCCGGTCCTCCATTCGTTCCGATCTTCTTCCGGTGAAGGATGGCCGTTTCGAGTGCTTTTGTTTTTCGTGGATCTCTTTCGATGATGCCGGTCTTTCGAAACATGAATCGAAGCGATCCAAGTGAGACGGATCCCCGTGAACTTTTGATCAGTTCGTCCCATTTTTTATCCGTCTTCTCCGGGGTGTAGTTTGAATAAGGTTGGGATATGGTGTGGAAGTAGGCTCGTCCCGATTCCCCGAAGTTTGTCAAAGCGTGTCCCATCCGGATCCAGTTCGTGTGCCGGGATCCTCCGAATCGATTCGCCATTTCCAAAGGGACATCCATTCCTTTTGAAGATAGGTCCATGAGGGCGAAACGGACATCCTCCTCTTCGTAGTCGAAGACGGAAGGCCTTCGGGGGGTCGTGTATCGGGCTTCTTTGCTTGGATTCGTTGTGGGGGATTTGGTGGTGTTTTGTGTGGGGTGTGGGGTCGGGATTTTTGGGGTGATCACTGGATCCTTTGGAAGAGGCCGGACCTCCGTGTCGAAGGGATCTTCGGCATGGTAGAGGTCGGGGTCGTGGGTCGCATATCGGAGCCGGTTGATATTCTTACAAGCGTCATCGATCGTGATTCCGTGGGCTTTGTAGAGTGCTTCCAGTTCGAAGAAGTGAAGGAGGAGATCAGCCGAAGCCGATTCCTTTCGGATCTCGATTCGGTGGACGATCATGAGGCCTTCACCGGATGCGGATTTCGAGATCATGATAACGGAGGGATCTTCTCTCATCGTTAGTCCGAAGGCGTTGAGGTCCTTCCCCGGGTTGTCCTTCCCGTCGATGTCGATACATATCATCCCGGAAGGCTTGTCCAAGTTTTCTTCCGTTTTTCCTCCAAAACCGAATGTCCCGGAGATCGTGAAGGCGTTGAGGTTTTGCTTCGCTTTGTCCCTTTCGTCTTTGGTCTTTTTTTCCCGGACCTTTCCGACAAGGTTCGCATATATGGGGGATTTGAAGGCCTCGATCAGTTGGCCGATGGTGATCTCGTCATTCGGGTCTTTGTCGAATATGGAGAGGTATTTTGAAATTTTTCCGGGTCGGGATTCGTATGTTTGCATATCGTTTGCGTTTAGTATTTAAAGGGATTCGTCGTCGTGGGCGGTCCCTTTTTTATTTTGATTTTAGGTAGTTTTGAAGGGATTTCTCGGGGATTAGGATCCGGGTTCCCTTTCCGTGTTGGAGGATGTTCGTGATCCTTTGGTTCGTGATTAGGACCCGGAGCCGGTTGATGGAAAGACGGAGCCGGTCGGAGGCCTCTTTCATGGTGTAGAGTTTTTGATCGTTCATTTTGTCTTGGTTTTTAGTTCCCGGGGGATGGATGATCCCGAGATGAGGAAGCCATCAGCGATCGATTCGATGGCCGTTTCGACGATTTTGTCGATGCTTTTTCCATATCGAAGGGAGGCCATTTGGAGGACCTTCATTTGGAGGGATGTGATTTTTACGGAGAAGTTGATGAGGCTCTCTTCTTCACTTTTGGGCTTTGTCATTTGGATTCCAGTTTGTTTATTTTGTCCGTATCGATCGGGTGGTCGATTTTGAAAAGCGTCCTTCGGGATGGTCCGGATCCGTCCATTTCACGATAAGGGAGAGTTCGATGTCGATCCGGATCCTTTGTTCCGGAGAGGGGATGGAGGTCCTTGTCCTCCGTCGTGGGGTCATTAATTCCCGGAGTTGTGCCGGGGTGATCGGGAAGGATCCCGATGGGCATGGAAGAAAATCGTCTTCGTTTTCCTTTGGCCGTTTGTCGTGGGTTGGCGTTTGGTTCATGAAAGAAGTGGGCGTTTTAGAGGCCCTACATTTACAAATGAGGAAAAGGAGGGAAGTTTACATTCGGGTCGGTTTGGATTCGGAAGGATGCGGATGATGATGTCCCAAAGATGATAAGGTCGTTTGTCCAGTTAATTCACAAAAAAGCCCCTTTTTTGCAC